GGTGAAGTTCAAGTTGTATGATTGTCAGAAGAAAAAAGTGGAAGTGATTCTGAACAACAGAAAAGTGGTGTTGATGGAAGGGCGTCAGCAAGGAAAAACCATCACGGCAGCTGCCTGTATTTTATGGTACACATTGTTTCAAGAAAGCAAAACTGTTGCCATTCTTGCCAACAAAGGAAGTGCCGCTCGTGAAGTTCTAGACCGTTATCAAATCATGTATGAACATCTTCCCATGTGGATGCAACAAGGGGTTCGTACCTGGAACAAAGGTAACGTGGAATTGGAAAATGGTAGTAAAGTGTTCACAGCCGCCACAACTGCCTCAGGTATTCGTGGTAAATCTGTTAACTGGTTGTACATTGACGAAGCCGCCATCATTCCCAACAATGTTGCTGAACAATTCTTCGCCTCGGTATACCCCACCATTTCTGCCGGTACCACCACGAAGATTCTGTTGACTTCCACTCCTTTAGGATACAATCATTTCTGGAAGTTCTGGAACGAGGCAGAAAAGAACAAAAATGGTTTCGTGTCACATTTCATTCCCTACTGGGAAATTCCTGGGCGTGATGAAGAATGGGCTGAAGAACAAAAGCGAACACTAGGAGAAATAAAATTCAATCAAGAAGTGTTGTGTGAATTTCTAGGTTCCACAAACACATTGATTAATGGTAGAACCTTGGCAAACATGAGTAGTCTGGATCCTGTGTATTACAATGACATGGGATTATCTTTGTATAAAGAACCTGAAAAAGATAGAACTTATGTCATCACCGTGGACGTGGCGCGTGGCGTGGGAGGAGATTATTCCGCTTTCACTGTTGTGGATGTCACCGAAATGCCTTACATGCTTGTTGGAAAATTCAAGAACAATACGATTGCTCCCATGTTGTTTCCTGAAGTGATACATAAAGTGGCAAAAGATTACAACCGAGCTATGATACTTGTGGAAACCAATGATATTGGGGGTCAGATTGCTGACATTTTATATGCCGACCTGGAATATGAAAACATTCTAAGCACCATTAAAGAAAACAATCAAACATATATCAGCCCGGGATTTTCGAAAACCACAACCTTGGGTGTCAGAACCACGAAATCTGTGAAACGTCAGGGATGTTTTGCCATCAAGAGTTTGCTGGAAGAGAAAAAACTAAATATATTTGACGCTGAAACCATTCATGAATTCTCAACATTCATTGAACGAAATGGTAGCTATGTAGCTGATGAAGGGTATCACGACGATTTAGTGATGACTCTGGTGTTATTTGGATGGTTAACCACCAATCAATATTTCAAAGAACTCACGGATGTCAATGTTCGTGAACGTGTATACAAACAACAAATGATGCAAATCGAGGATGAATTAACTCCTTTTGGATTTGTAGACAATGGATTAGAAGAAAACTTGTTTGTTGCTGATAATACCGTATGGTCAACCGACCAAAATTTGCCATGGAAACAAGATATAGATTCATAAACTTATAAATATTTTCAACTGTCTTTTACAAAATTAGACTGATAAAAGTCTTTTGAAATAAACATATCATAGGAGATAAACATGGCATTTCAACTTTCGCCAGGCGTTTTAGTCGTTGAAAAGGACTTGACCAATGTTGTTCCCGCAGTTGCCACATCAATCGGTGGCTTTGTAGGAGAATTTCAATGGGGTCCTGTTCTCGAACCAGTAACAATCAGCTCAGAAATTGAACTTGTGAAAACATTTGGTAAGCCAAATGACACAACAGCAACAAGTTTCTTCTCAGCTGCCAATTTCTTAAGCTACTCAAATAATCTCAAGGTTGTTCGTGTAGTTGGCACAGCAGCACGAAATGCTGTATCTTCAGGTACCGCTGTTGCCATCAACAATGAAGAAGCCTGGGAAGCCAGTTATTCAGCAGGTGAAGCCAACGTAGGATATTTTGCTGCCAAGTACCCAGGTGCTTTGGGCAACTCATTGAAAGTATCCATGGCTGACAATTCAGCAGGTGCTTTCGCAGGTTGGGCATATGCATCACAATTCGATTACACACCAGGCACTTCTGATTATGTAAGTGCATTGAATGGTTCAAATGATGAACTACATCTTGTCGTGGTTGACGAAGATGGATTGATTTCAGGAACACCTGGCACCATTCTAGAAAAGTATACAGGCATTTCCAAGGCTTCAGATGCCAAGACCCCACAAGGTGCTGCCAACTACTGGAAGACGGTGCTTGAAGGTTCACAATACATCTGGTGGATGGATAACCCAGCTGGTACCAACTGGGGTAGCACATCAGCAGGTATCACATTTGATGGTCTAGGAACTCACACAGTTTCATTAACTGGTGGTGTTTCAGCATCACCTTCTACCGGCAATGTTCAAACAGGTTATGATGAATTTGCCAATGCTGAATTGATTGATGTCAATCTTTTGGTGATGGGTCCACATGGTGCCACAGTGGCAAATAGTGCCATCGCCATTGCCGAAGATAGAAAGGATTGCATGGTGTTCGTTTCACCTGAACTTGCCGATGTATACAACAATGCCGGTGATGAAGCCACTGATGTTGTGGCATTCCGTAATACATTGACATCTTCATCATATGCCGTTCTTGACTCAGGTTGGAAATATCAATACGACAAGTATGCCGACAAGTATCGTTGGATTCCATTGAATGCCGACATTGCCGGATTGTGCGCACGTACAGACACCATTGCTGATCCTTGGTTCTCACCAGGCGGCTTGAATCGTGGTCAAATTCGTAACGTTGTGAAGTTGGCATATTCACCCGATAAGACGGACCGTGACACATTGTACAAGTCAGGTGTCAACCCTGTGGTGTCATTCCCAGGTGAAGGTACCGTGTTGTATGGTGACAAGACCCTTCAATCCAAGCCATCAGCTTTCGATAGAATCAATGTTCGTCGTTTGTTCATCGTACTAGAAAAGGCAATTGCCACAGCAGCCAAGTATCAATTGTTTGAATTCAATGACGCCTTCACACGTGCACAATTCCGTAACTTGGTGGAACCATTCCTTCGTGACATCAAGGGTCGTCGTGGTGTTTATGACTTCCGCGTAATTTGTGATGAAACAAACAACACAGGTGAAGTGATTGACCAAAATCAATTCGTGGCTGACATCTACATCAAGCCAGCACGTTCCATCAACTTCATCACATTGAACTTCATTGCCACACGTACTGGTGTCGCCTTTGAAGAAATCGTTGGCGCCTAATCTAAATAACTTCTAGGAGAAGAACACATGGATATTTCACAATTTAAGAATAAGTTAGGCGCAGGTGGTGCTCGTCCAAACCAATTTCTCGTGACTCTTACTTTCCCTGCTGCTGTTGGCGCAGGCGCCAGTGATGATTCACTACTAGTAACATCTGCCGCTCTTCCAGCATCAAATGTTAACCCAACCATCGTTCAATATCGTGGTCGTGAAGTGAAGATGGCTGGTGAACGCACATTTGATCCATGGACCATAACCGTGTTGAATGATACATCAATGAAGATGCGTCAATATTTCGAACGTTGGTCCAATCTCATGAACAATCGTGTAGACAACGGCGGTTCATTGGCTCCCGCTACATATATGTGTGACCTTGAAGTATCACAACTTGACCGCAATGATGCTGTCATTCGCACATATAAAATCTTCAACTCATTCCCAATTACCGTTTCAGAAGTGGCATTGGCCTACTCAGCAAACGATGTGATTTCAGAATTCAATGTGACGTTCCAATACTCACATTTTGAAGTAACACCTGTTTAATCTTATAACTAGGTAAGACATATTATGGATATTTTTGGGTACACCATTAAGCGGAAGGAACCGGCACCAACAGAACGTTCGTTTGTGCCTCCTTCCGACGAAGGGGCACTTGATACCATCAAGGCGGGTGGGTACTATGGTACCTATCTTGACTTGGAAGGTGCCGCTAAAAATGAATCAGAACAAATCAAACGGTATCGTGACATTTCATTAATGGCAGATGTTGATGCCGCCATTGATGATGTGGTAAATGAAGCCATTGCCAATCTTGATAATGAACCACCTGTGACATTGGATTTAAAGAATGTCAAGGTGTCATCTAGCATCAAGAAGAACATCGAGCAAGAATTTGAAAACATTCTTGACATGATGCAATTTAAAAACAAAGCACAAGATTATTTTCGTCGTTGGTACATTGATGGTCGGGTTTATTTCCATAAAGTCATTGACACAGCAAAACCCAAGCAAGGGTTAACTGATGTTCGATACATTGACCCACGAAAAATTAAAAAAGTTCGCAACGTCATCAAAGAAAAAGAACCCAAGACTGGTGTTGAATTTGTAAAGAGTACTGAAGAATTTTTCTTGTATAATGAAAAGGGTATGCACATGACCCAAAACATCTCAGCATCCACCAATGTGCAAGGATTGAAAATCACGAAAGATGCCATTTGTTATGTGCCATCAGGGTTGTTTGATGTAGATAATCAAATGGTTCTTAGCTATTTACATAAAGCCATCAAGCCTGCCAATCAGTTGCGTATGATGGAAAATGCTCTGGTCATTTATCGTTTGGCTAGAGCACCAGAAAGAAGAATTTTCTATATTGATGTCGGTAACTTACCCAAGTTAAAGGCAGAACAATATCTTAAAGATATCATGAATCGCTATCGTAACAAGTTGGTGTATGATGCCAACACAGGCGAGATTCGTGATGATAAAAAGACGATGAGCATGTTGGAAGATTTCTGGTTGCCTCGTCGTGAAGGTGGAAAGGGGACGGAAATTTCCACTCTTCCTGGAGGACAAAATCTCGGTGAAATTGCCGATATTGAATATTTCCAACGCAAGTTGTATCAAGCATTAAATGTTCCCATTTCACGTTTGCAACAACAAGCAGGATTGAACTTTGGTCGTGCAGCAGAAATCACTCGTGATGAATTGAAGTTCACAAAGTTTGTAGGTAAGCTTCGCCGTCAATTCAGTTTAATGTTTGCCGATTTATTGAAAACACAATTGATATTGAAGGGCATCATCACTGAACAAGATTGGGTACAAATGGCAGATGATGTGGAATATGTGTTTGCCCAAGATGCCTACTACACAGAAAGCAAAGAACAAGAAATACTTCGTTCACGTGTGGAATTGATAGCTCAAGTGGATCCATATCTAAACAAATATGTGAGCAAGTCATATATTCAAAAGAAGATTATGCGTTTGTCTGAAGAAGAAATTTCCGATATGGATTCAGAAATGAAAGCTGATTTAGCTGCAAATCCTCCCATCGAATCTACAGAACCTCCTACTCAATAACAGAGGAATAACATATGTCAGACCTTAATGAAAATGTTTTGGATTTAATTGATAAGATTGACAGCAATGATAACATTGAAGCTGAAAATCTATTCAACAACATTCTTCAAACAAAAATTGATGAACTTCTTGATGCAGCAAAGACGGAAGTGGCATCATCCATGTTCAATACACAAGAATGTGCTGATTGTGATGCAGAAGTAAATGAAGCCTTGAAGGGTGGTCAACATAAGATTGACATGAACAAAAATGGCAAGTTGGATGCCATGGATTTCAAGATGCTTCGTGGTAAGAAGAAAGGCATGAAGGAAGAAGTGGAATCTGTTGATGAAGCTTCATACTCAGCCAAGATGGCACGTGCTGGCAAGGACATTGGTAAGCCAGGCAAGATGTTCAGTAAGATTGCCGCCAAGGCAAGTCGCAAATATGGTAAAGAACGCGGCGCCAAGATTGCAGGTGCCGTATTAGCC